GCTGGACAGTCTCCAGGGCAACTCGGAAGTCGTTGAACTTGTTGAGCTGCAGGACAGTCACGTCAGCAGTGTTACCTTCGACCACAGCACCGTTCTCAGCTTCAGCAATGGTCTTCTGGCTGGTGGTCCCGTTAGGGTTCACCAACATCAACACTTTCGCTGCAGCAGCAGAACCTTCTACGATGGACTGAGAGAGACCTTCGAGGGACTTGATGTCGCCCAGGTACTCTTCCACGTAGCTGCGGCCATAGTTCTCGCCATCCACCTTAGTGAAGCGAACGGGAATCCATGGGGTCTTGTCTTTGGGATATGTTCCCTCAGAGCCAGGCACGACCTTGCCTTTGATTTCCTGGTACACGATCCACTTGCCATCTTCGAGATGGACGTGGGTGTAGAGGTCAATGTCTTTCTTGCCCTGGTCAGAGGTCTTGGCTTCCTTGGAGATCAGCTCTTGGACATCTGTAGGGAGTGTCTTGAGGGCAACGCTTTCCTTGACCACGATGTCCAGCACGTTACCCATGGGGTCACGGCGCACAACGTACTTCTCAAGGGGAAACACTCGCATACCGCCTTCGTCAGGTAGGTACAGGAGGGCGTTACCACCAACCAGCAAGTGCTTCATAGCCTCAAAGCCAGAGACACGTAGGGCGCCAGCTTCGATCTCGGATTGAACTGCACGTTCGATCTTGTTCAGACCTTCCTCGACCTGTGCTCGCATTCCCTTCTGCTTCGTCAATTCCTCTAGAGTGAAGTCATCAATCTGGAGGCGGAAGAAGGGAGAGTTTGGAGGGAGAAGCGCGAGGAGCAGCTTGGAAGCCAAGTTGTTCACGCCACGGGCACCCACGCCCTGGTAAGGGGTGTAGTACTTGGTGGCACTGGAGTGGCCTGAAGGAGGAATCAGGGTTGGGATTGTGTACTTGGAACAATCCTTTGCACGGTCCAGGAACGATGTGCGGTCAGTCTCTAGTTTCTGATAGAGGGCAGCGCAGCTTTCCTGCGTCTCGTTTTCGTACTTCTCTTCCATTCAATACCTTAGACGGGGATGTTTAGACCGGTGCCGCTTGGAGCTGTGTCGCCCATGGTGCGGTCAATACGGAGAGAGCCTCGACCACGATTGGCAGAGAGGACTGAGGAGTCCTTGCGGTTCGTGCCTTCAGCAGGAGCCACGGTGGCCAACGGTGCAGGAGCTGCAGGGGCTGGAGGTGGTGGAGCTGCTGGGGGAGATTTTGGTGAGGGGAGGCACATAGTTTAATTCTCCAGAATGTTCTGGTTCTGTAAGTTAAATTGGTACCGGAGGAATCTGACCACGTTCACCTGCCCTGAACTGAAGCGTACTGCGTCAATGTTGTCGGTCAGGTCCGGTGCTTTGTCAGGAAATCGCTTTTCCAATACTTCGAGTAATTCTTTAGGAACAATAGGAAACTTAGAGTTATCCATAAGGTCTTCCAATTGGGCAACCAAAAGAGAATTGGGGGAATTTCACCCCCATATTCTCATCGGATTGGGCAAGCGCCGGTTGAACAATCTTCACCCTGGATCTCATCCAAGCTGTTGGCCTGGTCGATTTCCAAAGGTTGAATCTGAGATGCGTATGTGTCGTAGGCTTCCTTGGTCACCACCTCTTGTGGGAGGTACATGTAACCCAAGTCCTTAGCTGTCTTCGTGGGATCAGCACGGAACAGGAAGCTCACACCAACGTAGACATCCCAGTTCTCCATCAGCCAATCGACAATGGCGGGAGCCTCGTCTGCTGAGTAGGAGATGGTGGCCGATACGTTCTGCTGACACCAGTTCTGCATGAGCATCTTGTAACGCTCTAACTGCTCAATCGCTGTCTCAAGGTTGACCTCCATCTCGACACCGTTCTTGACGAACTTATCGAAAGGCACATCATCCCAGCGGACAGGGAACGTAATCAGGACGGACTCAACATCAGTAGGATTATCGAACACGCGATAGCCAGAGGCCCTGCACAAAGGAACAAGAGGATCGTGCTTTGAAAAATTGACATTGTTGAAGATGTACTTCCCTAAGGGTTTGTGCACACCTTCTGTAGTGTCCATGATCTTACTGAGTGTGCCCGATGGTTTGATTGTTGTGACATTCTTAGGTCGTGGAGTCCCAAGCTCATCAGCCATTGAATAAGCACCTGAAGTAGCAGTTCGTTGGAGTTCGGTGTAGTCGTATGCTCCCAGGTCTGGCCTGCGAACGATACCTGTAAGACCGACTCCACACAGACGGAGGAAGTCATTGTTAAGGTGCCAGGCTTCTTGGAGAATACCATCGCGGAGATTAACACAGGTCTGTCGGTAGTTAGCGCGAGCGGCAAAATGGACTGCTCTACGAAGTCCTGAAGAGTCACCTTTGAATTTGCCAACGTCCACCTCCGTCAAGTTACAGAATGATTTGTTACCCAACAGAATTTCAGCGCATGGGTTCACGCCCTTGAACCATGGTGCTCGCTTGGCAGCAGTGACACCGTTGATGAAGCCAGGCTCTGAACCGCCCGATGCAATCATCAGGTCGAAGATGTCGGCTAGCTCATTGCGAGCTGGCTTCGAGCGGAACAGAAGTGAGTTGTTTGACTGGGCACGTTGGATGTTGGCCACCCACCAGTTCTTCTTGGCTACAGCGAACTCTTGCCACTCGTCCTCACCATAGGCGAACAGAGCAATCTCCGCAGAGCGTCTGGAGCTGAGTACAGTGCCGAGCCAATTGACAACATCAAGTATGTCAATACGAGTAAGAAGGCTCCCAGCGCGGCGATTAAGGATGTGAAAAATTGATTCATAGGCTTTGGCGATGGCAGCATCACCTGAAGAAATCCAACCGTAACCTTTGAGGCGTTCACCGGCAGGACGGATCTGAGAGAAGTCCAAGACCAGCTTGTTGGCTGGGTATGGGTGAGCCATGAGTTTACCCACGGACTTGGCCCAGGCTTCTGCAGAGTCGCCTACTTGGATGGTCCAGGTTTTGGTCGAGGAATCGTAGGTTTCTTTGTTCGCTTCTTCGCCGCCTTTTGCTGTTCGCTCCGAGCGGATGATCTGGAGTTCACCAATCGGGGTTCGGAAGCCGGTAAGCTGACCGACAACAGGAGAGAAGCCAACACCACAGCCCTGCAAGAGGAGCCATAGGACATCGACAGTATCTTGGACGGATTCGACATTTGTGAATGAGCAGTTGAATTGAGAGGCCTCACGCTGCTGAGCAACGGAGGTGCCACCAAGCCAGAGGGTACGACCTGACATGAGGACCTTACGTTCCATCATGAGGGTGCGGAGTTCGTGCAGCTCCTTCCACATCGCGACCTTAAAAGTCCCCCGTTCATCTGGAGACATCTGATCGCGATTAGCGGCGCGAGACCACAGCCAGCCTTGATGGCCAATAACTCGGTCTACGGTTTCTTCCCACGTCTCAAAGGTCTTACCTGAGTCATCCGTGGGGCGGTTGTATGTGCGGCGTGTAATCAGTTGAGCACGAAGAGATGGATTAGCGGTTGTCACCATGGCCTTGGAGTACGTTTCTAGCCTTGCGGCTTGTTAGTTTATCAATGTTGGCTTGAGCCACGTCTTCGAGAGTCATCAGGTTGTCCGATGCAATCGCGGTGATGCACCAGAGGATGTCCCCTAGTTCCTTCTTGACGTTATCAAGGTGCTGGCCAACGTCCCCACCATCACGGCGGAGTTTGGCTTCAGCGGACATCAGCTCACCCACCTCCCCTGCCAGATTGAACAGGGCGTAGAGGTCATCGGCGGACTGAAGTCGGAAGCTCATGGCTTCGTGTTGGTACTTGTGAAAATTCATAGGTTCTCTAACTGGATCAGCATGTCGATGTAGTGCTTGGCTTTCTCAAGATCCTTCTTGCCGCCCTTCTCGCGCCATCGAGAGATGTACTTGATGACGTTCGCTTCGCAGTACGGAAGGTTGTTCTTGGTGATGTACTCGACCGGCTGGATGGCCATGGACTTGTAGTGACCACCGCCAACCTGGACAGACAGAGGGTCAGTGCCGATAGCCTTGATGTAGTTGGCCTTGCTCAGGGTGCCATCGGTGACACCTGTAGCCACAGACTTCTGCTGTGCCTGCCAGGCTTCGTCTTCTTCCTGGGTGACAGCGAGTGTCTCAGGGAACATCTCGATCTGCTCAGTGATGGTGCGACCGAAGAATCGGTTCATCTCAACTGTCTTCTGGATGCTTTCCTTATGAACCCAAATAATTCCACGACCCAGACAGTGGCCTGTCATAAGATCCGTAATGTCATCACATAGCTGGTTAGTTTCACAGGTGAATGCAACACAACCATTACAGGATTCTTCGGACTGCTCTGGAACTGGTACCAAGGTCATGCCTTCAAATTCGAGGGATTCCATAAAATTACTTTCTTGTTCAATTGATCGTAGTCAGAGGCACGGCAGATACGGGCAACTCGTGCCTGCACCAATGCTTCCTCTTCACCAAGGCCAGCCTTGTCATAGGCTTTGACCACATGCTTCCAATAGATCGCACGGAGTTCCTGAGGGTTGGCCCAAGGGGTACCCTCATCGAGAGCAGCCTGGATAATCTTCTCGGCTGTCTTAGGACCACACCCAGGGCAACCTGAGTAGCCATCCGTAGCGTCACCCGTCAGCGTCTGGACCATGTGGTACTTGTCGGCCTCATGCTCAGTCACCTCGAAGTGCTCATCCTTCTTGAAGTTGTAGTGCTTGCCAGGGATGGTCTTCAGATCCTTGTCGATGGTGCAGATGATGAACTCACGGATCACTTCCATCTTGGATGGTGAAGTGGCCCAGATGCCCAACACATCGTCACCCTCTAGGGTTGGCAGAGAGATGCACTTGTACTTCTCGAAGGCCAGCTCACGCAGGAAGCGCAGGAGCATGGGCTTACGGACTTCAGCACGGTTGCCCTTGTAGGTGGGCAGCACGTCCTTACGCCAGTTGTCCTTGTCGGAGAACACAAGCAAGGCTTCGGTAGCGTGGGTCTTGTCGATGATGTTCTGCACCAACGAGTCAAAGGTGGAGATGGCCTCAGGCTCGAAGGCGTGGAGGGTCCACATCCCATCACCCCAGTCAAAGGATTGTTCGGAGACGACTGCAGCCTGGAAGGCCAGGATGTCAGCATCTATGAGAGCAACGCGCATACTTTGTCTTTCTTCTCATGGTTCATTAAAAATTCCCACGAGGTGGGGAAGAGGTTTGCCATATTGTCCGTGACTGCTTGAGCAACTTCACGGGTCTCCTTCTGGGTATGGGAGTCCAGACGGAGCTGACACATACGTGCCCAGGCATAGAGGGTGCCGGTCCAGATCCACTCGGTCATGGTGTTCTGAGGGAGGACCATACGGGCCTGCTCAGGGCAGACACCACGCTCAAGCATGTACTTGTAGGTGCTCAAGGCCTGGGCGCAGGAAACCCGTGCTGGGTCACTCAGGAAGGCGATGCAAGCATCACTGCTACCCTGCTTGACGTTCTCTGCACGTGCTCGCCACTCACCTGGGAAATAGAACTCAGGCTCATTGTCCACGTAGCGGCGGGACACTTCATTCCATGAGAATCCTACGGTGTGCTTTACCA